CAACGACACCGTAACCGCGGCAATGGATTTCGCCCCGGGATGGCTGTCCGTCGCCGACGTGAAGGAGCAGCTACGGATCTCCGGCGCCGACACCGGCGACGACGAGCTGATCACCAGGTGCGCGGCCGCGGTCGAGCCGCAGGTGCAGCGGGCCCGCCCGGACCTGACGGTGCCGCCGGCGCCGGCCGGCCGCGGCCCGGCCGGCCGGTTCGTCGCGGCCGCCCCGGGCGTGTTCGCCCCGGACGCCGAGGTGTACCAAGCGGCGGTGATGCTGGCCGCCCGGCTGGTCCGCCGCCGCAATTCACCCGGCGGGGTCGAGTCGTTCGGCGAGAGCGTGACCTACGTGTCCCGGTACGACCCGGAGATCGCCCGGGCGCTGCGCACCGGGCTATGGGCGATGCCCGGTGTCGGATGACCAGCATCGCCGGGGCGGTGCAATCGGTGGTGTCCCGGCTGCTGGCCGGCGGTGTCCGCGCCACCCTGGACGAGCGGGACATTAACCCGCCGGCGGTGTACGTGGCGCCGCCGGTCATCGAGTGGCGTTTCGGCCGCGGCGATTTCACCGCCACGCACGTGATCTGGTGTGTGACCGGCGCCGCCGGCCGCAGCGTGGACCTGGCGAACCTGGGCGAGCTGGTGGACCGGGTGGCCGCCGCCCTGGACCTGGTCGCCGTCCGCGGCGAACCGGCGGACCTGCTGATCCCGTCCCAGGCGGGCCCGCTGCCCGCGTACCGGCTGACCTGGTCCGAACGCATCCGACACTGACTCTGACTGAGAGGCGAGAAACCAATGACCGCACCATCTTTGCCCACCACGACCGGGAAGCTCGGGCCCGGCGAGTTGACGATCGGCGCCGCCGGCGCCGCCGTTGACGTGTCCTGCCTGGTGAACAACGCATCGGTAGATCCGTCCAAGAATTCCACCGACCCGACCACGAAACTTTGCGGCCAGGTCCGCGCCGGCACCGTGTCCTACATCTACCAGCTGACCGGGAACGTGGACGTCGACGCCGGCGACGACGCCGGCCTGTTCGCCCTGTCCTGGTCCGCGCCGGGGTCGGTGCAGCCATTCACCTTCACCCCGTCGACCGCGCTCGGGGTGAAGGTGGCCGGGACCCTGGTGATCGACCCGCTGCGCCTGGGCGCCGACAACTACGGCGACGACCTGACCAGCGACATCGCGTTCGACATCGTCGGCCAGCCGGTCATCACCTACCCGGCGGGCCCGTGACCGGCGCGGCGGCCGGCGGTGTCACCGTCCGCGGGGTCGATCACCTACAGGCCACCCTGAACGCGGCGGCCGCCGAGCTGGGCGACCTGGCGGGTGCGCACGCCGAGGCGGCCCGCATCCTGGCCGCCGGCGCCGCCGCCCGGGCGCCGAAGCGCACCGGTGCGCTGGCCGCGTCGATCCGGGTGCAGACCGGCCGGCCGGTGCAGGTCTCGACCGCCCTGGTTTACGCCGGTGTGCAGGAATTCGGCTGGCCGGCCCGCCGCATCCGGGCCCGCCGGTTCATCCGGGACGCCGTGCCCGGCACCCGGGACCAGTGGCTACCGGTGTACGAACGGGCCGTCGCGGCCGCGCTGGACAAAGTGCAGGGGAGCTGACCGCATGGCCATCACTCAGGACGTCATCGTGACGATGGTCGACGGGACGGTGCATAAGGTCCGCCCCCGGTACGCCGACGCCGCCGCCTGGGAGCGCACCATTCAGAAACACCGGTGGGGCACGTTCGCCGAGAACGTCGTAAACGCGCAGGGTTTCGTCGCGTGGCGGGCCCTGAAACGGGACGGTGTGATCGGCCCGGACCTGACCTGGGAAGCGTGGCAGGACGACGTCGAGTCGATCGTGCCGGTCGACGACGACGACGCCGGGCCGGTCCCTACCCGGCCGGGTCCTATTCCCGGCTGATGGTCCAGTTGGCGATCGCGACCGGTATCCCGGTCGCGGTGTGGCTCGCCGAGGACGACGCCATCGTCGCGACCGCGGTCGACGAGCTGAACCGGCAGGCCGAACAACGAAAGGCGGGCACCCGTGGCCGGTAGCACCGCGCGGCTCTCGATCGAGGTGGTCGGCGACGCCGCCGACGCGCAGCGGGCCCTAGAGGGCACCGCGTCCTCCGCCGGGAAGTTCGACTCGGCGATGCGGAAGGCCGCCGTACCGGCCGGTATCGTCGCCGGCGGGCTGCTGGCCATCGGCAAGGCCAGCGCCGACGCGGCGTCGGACCTGGAGCAGTCCTCCGGCGCCATCGAAAAGGTGTTCGGGTCCTCGAACGCCGCGAAGGTCGCCGCCTGGGGTCGGGACGCCGCGAAGAATATGGGCCTGTCGACCGCCGCCTATGAGCAGTTCGCCGCGGTGTCCGGTGCCATGCTGCAAAACCTCGGGTTCGATTCGGACTCGGCGGCCGCGAAGTCGAATCAGCTGATTCAGACCGGCGCCGACCTGGCCGCCACGTTCGGCACCGACACCGCGACCGCCGTCGACGCTTTGGGCGCGTCGCTGCGCGGCGAGTACGACTCGCTGGAGCAATTCGGCATCAAACTGTCCGCCGCCGGCGTCGCCGCGCAGGTCGCCGCGGATGGCAACTCCGGCCTGACCGGGCAGGCTTTGCAGGCCGCGCAGGCGCAGGCCACCCTAGAGCTGATCACCCAGGGCGCGTCCTCCAGCCTGGGCGCCTACGCCGCCGAGGCGGACACCGCGGCCGGCGCGCAGCAGACCGCGAACGCGCAGTGGGAAAACGCCAAAGCGTCCCTGGGCGACGTGCTTACCCCGATCATCGCCGGCGCGTCGGCGAAGCTGGCCGAGCTGTTCGCCTGGGTCGAGCAGAACAAGGCATCGGTCCAGACCTGGCTGGTGGTGATCGGCATCGCCGCGGCCGCGATCCTCGCCTATAACCTGGCCGTGTCGCTGGCCGCGGTGGCCACCGGTATCTTCTCCGCCGCGGTCGCGGTGGGCCGCGGTGTGCTGTCCCTGGCCGCCGGCGCGGTGTGGCTGTTTAACGCCGCGCTGTACGCCAACCCGATCGTGCTGGTCATCGGCCTGGTGGTGGCGCTGCTCGCGGTGATCTTCATTTTCCGCGACCAGATCGCCGCCGCCGCCGGGAAGGTCCGGGAGTTTTTCGACGCGTTCCTTGGCGGTGGCGCGGTACTGGGCCCGATCGGCGGGGCGCTGCGCGGCCTGTCGACGCTGATCGGCGGGATCGCCGCGGCCGCGCAGTTCGCCGCGTCCCAGGTGCAGTCCCTCGTCGACGCGTTGTCGGCGTTGACCACGACGAAGGTCGCCGGGACCGCGGTGATCGCTCCCCGCGCCGCCGTCCCGGGCGCGCTGGGCGCCCTGGCCGGTGCCGCCCCGCTGGCGTTGTCCGGCCCGGCCGCCGGCCCGCCGGCGTTCACCCCGGCGGCGTCCTCGCTGCTGCCGGCGCTGTCCGGCGCGGCCGGCGCGTTGGGCCCGGTGACGGTCATCAATGTGACCGGCGCGTTGGACCCGGACGCGGTGGCCCGGCAGATCGACTCGATTCTGCGGGCCCGCGGCCGCCGCGCCGGCCCGGTGATCCTGTGACCGGGCCGCGGCCGTCGTTGCCGCCGTCGTGTGTGCTGTGGGTGGACGGTGTCCGGTACGCCGACGGGCAGCCGGCCGAGTCCGATACCGAACCGGTGGTGTTGTCCGGGCTGCGGGTGACGTGGGGCCGGGACACCATCCTGGACCAGCCGGCGCCGGCGTCCTGCACCTTCACCGTCCTGGACGCCGGCGGTCCGCCGCGGTTCACCGACCGCTTGCACGTCGGTGCCCGGGTGCAGGTCCGCGCCGACGCGCTGATCTACCCGGACCCGACGGTGCCGACTATCACCGATCCTTCTTTCGAGGCCCGGCCGGCCGGCACCGTGCTGTCCGTGATCGGCGTCAACGCCGGCCCGGTGACGGTGCGGACCGCCCCGGTGCACACCGGCGCGCACGCCGCCCGCCTGGAGCCGGTGGACGCCGCCCGCCGGGTCCGGGTGATCTTCCCGCCGGCGGACCTGAGCACCGACCGCGACCCGGCGGCGTGGGACGCCGTGCCGCGGACACTGCCCGGTCAGTCTTGGCGGTTCGGCGCCGCTGTGCGGGTCCCTGCCGCGCTGGCCCCGGTCGCCGGGGTGATCCTGCGCCCGGCGGCGTTTTCGACGCCGTGGGACTCCCCCGGTGTCACCGTGCTGCCGGCTGAGGCGACCGCCGGCCCGCCGGACGCCGCCGGCTGGTCGGTGTTCAGCGGGCTGGTCACCCCGCCGCCCGGTGTGTGGCTGGGCCTGGCCCTGGACGTGTACCCGACCGGCCCGGCCTGGGCCGAGGTGGACCCGCCGGCCCTGACCTGGCAGCAGCTGCCGGCCGCCCTGTCCTGGGCCGACCTGGCGGCGACCATCGTCGACGATCTGCTGCTGCTGGCGCCGGCCGCCGGCGCCGCCCTGGCCGGTGAGGTCTTCACCGGCCGGGTGACCGACCTGGTCGCGCAGTGGGACCCGGCCGCCGCCGCGACGCTGGTCAAGGTCACCGCGCAGGATGACACCGCCGAGCTGGCGAACCGGTACGTCGGGGCGCAGCCGTGGCCGGCGGAGGCCCTGGCCGCCCGGTTCGACCGGATCCTGACCGCCGCCGGGCAGCCCTTGGCGCGCACCGTGGCGCCGTCGGTGGCCGCCGTCCCGGTCACCTACCGGGACGTCGACAACCAACCGGCGGCCGGTCTGCTGGCCGAGCTGGCGCAGTCCGTCGCCGGTGTGCTGTGGTCCGCGACGTCCCTGGTCACCGGGCCATACCTGCTGCTGGAGGACACCGCCGCCCGGCCGCCGCTGCTGCTGCTGACCCGCGGCGCCGACCTGGTGGTGCGGATCATCGTGGCCCCGGTGGTCGGCGCCCGCGGGATCACCGTGTCGGCGTGCGACGTGCTGCTGGAGCCGGTCCGCTGGGAGCAGGACTCCACCGACACCGCGACCCGGGTCGCGGTCGGCTGGCAGGAGCAGACCGTTGACGACAAGGGCCAACCGAAGCCGGTCGGCCGCACGGTGACCGCCGTCGACCAGGCCGCCGAGGCCGCCACCGGCCGCCGCCGGGTGCAGGTGTCGACCGAGCTGGCGGCCGCCGCCGCCGCCGTCGCCGTCGCCGACGCGCTGCTCGGCCGGTTGTCCGCCGGCGGGTGGCGGGTCGGTGGCCTGACCTACCGGCTAGAGCCGGACGACCTGCTCGGCCCGGCCGCGCTGGCCGCGGTGATGACAATCCTGGACGGCACGACCCGGCTGGGCCTGCCGATTCTGCTGACCGACCTGCCGGACTGGTCGCCGGCGCCGCTAACCGCGTCCGTGCCGCTGTACCTGGAGGGCGCCAAACTGACCAGCACGGCCGGCCGCTGGGAGCTGGACCTGATCACCAGCTCGGCGGCCGCGACCGGGTCGGCCGCGGCGCCCTGGGAGCAGTTGCCCGGCCCGTGGCAGTGGGTGCAGTTCGACCCGGTCATCGGCTGGGCCGACCTGGCCGGCGTCGGCGTCGCATGATCCAACACACACGCAGGGAGAACCGTTATGCCAGGGATGACCGCCGGTGGGCTGCCGTACCCGTTGCCGAGCGAACCGGTCCGGGACGGCGCGGCCGCGATCCGGGACCTCGCCGAAGCGATCGAGGCGCGCGGCGGTGGCCGGGAGGTCCGCGCGTTCCGGGTCCTGATCACCCCGGACGGTGGCGGGACGTTCTCGCAGCTGTTCCCGGGCGGGTCGTTCAAGGCCGGGACGGTGCCGAACGTCACCGTCACCTGTGAGAGTTCCGCATCCGGGATCGTGGTTTTGGTGGGCTTGCAGAGCCTCGATGCCAATGGGTTCAGCGGGGCGGCGATGCAGACCAGCATCGGCGCGTCCGCGGTCCGCGGTAGCCCGTTCTGGGCTCAGGTCATCGCTGTCGGACAGAAGCCGTGATATCGCCGTCGGGCCGCTCTAGGCCGCGGCGGCCGCGACCCGCCGCCGGCGGCCCTGGTCGCCCTTCACGTAACGGATGGTAGTGGCCGGTGAGGCGTGCCCGAGAAGTTCTTGGACGCTGAGTAGGTCCCCGGTTTCCCGGTAGATGACCGTGGCGTACCGGTGCCGCAGCTGGTGCCCGGTGACCCGGCCGTCGGTGCCGCTCAGCGCCAGCCTGAGCAGCCGGCCGGTGTGCGCCGGTGTGAGGTGACCGCCCCGCCGGTTCGGGAAGAGCCAGCCGGCCGGCGCGGCCCGCAGCGTGGCCGCCGTCGCGGGCAGCAGCGGCACGTCCCGGTCCTTGCCGCCCTTGCCGTGTACGGTGAGCGACCAGCCGTCCAGGTCTTCCACCAGGTCCCGGGTGTGCGCCTGGGCGATCTCCCCGCGGCGCAGCCCGTGCCGGGACCCCAGCGCGATCATCAGCGCCAGCCGCGGGTCGGCGGCCGCCAGCGCGGCCGCGATCGCCGCTTCCGGCGCCGGCCGGGGCCGGATCGGCGCCGCCGGCACCTTCCGCAGCAGCCGTGACGGGTCGTGGCCGCTCAGCCCGGACGAGTGGGCCCACCCGTAGAACGAGCGCAGCGCGGCCCGGTGTGAGCGGATCGTCTCGGCCTGCCAGCCGTGCCCGCCGACCCACGACGCGGCCGCGGCCGCGTCGACGTCGAACGGGCCCAGGTGCCGGTGGTCCCGGGCGAACCGGCGCAGCTGATAGAGCCGCAGCTCCAGGGTCGCCGCCCGGACCGCGCCGGCGAGCAGCCACCCGGACCAGCCCTCGATGGCGTGGCCCCAGTCGGCCGGAACATTGCTGATGCTGGTCTTCCTGTGCACGCGCGGTTTCCCCCTGAAATCTTTCCTGCCTGGTGATTGACGATGATGTGACGGCCGGGGCCGCGGCGCATCACGCGCCGCGGCCCCGTTTTCTTTCCGGTCGCCGGCCCCCGAATGTTCTTAATCAGCCGGTTAAGAGCTATTCCGGCGGGCCGCTGAGCTGCTCGCCGGAATAATCGTCGTCGGGATCGAGCGAATAGTCGTCGTCGCCGGCGTCGGCCGGCCGGGACGGCAGGCTGCTGGACCAGAACGGGTTCCGATACGGCGGAAGGTCGGCCGTGCTGCCGTCCGCGGCCGCCGCGCCGGCCGTGTGGCCGTGCTGCCAGGCGATCAGGTAGACATCGGCGAGCCGCTCCCGCAGCGTCTCGTCGTCCGCGGCGGCCCGCGCCAGGTCCTCGATCACCTGCAGATCGCCGACCAGCACGCCGTCGCTCACGTCGTCGCTCACGTCGTCGCTCACGCCGCGACCCGCCGGTGATGTTCTAAATCAGCGGGTTCGGGGTTCGAGTCCCTGATGGCGCACAGCCATTCGTAGGGCACCCCGGTCCGCAGCGCCCACAACCGCAGCGATTGCGTGTTCGGCACGATCCGGCCGCCGGTCCAGTTGCCCACCGTTCCGCGCGTCACGCCGAGATAGTCGGCCATCTCCGCGACTCCCATTCCGGCCCGTCGCAGGGTGATCGCCAGAGCCTCGTCAAGGCTGAGCCGTAGCTGAAAATCTGTCGTCATGCGTCAAGTGTGACACGTTCGCGGCGTGGTGAATCAACGCACGCGGGCGTGTCCTACGCCGATCGGGTTGTCCGATGCGCAATCATGCGCGCTATGGCGAACGACGATGATCTGATCGGTACGACAACCGCCGGCGAACTTCTGGACATCAGTCCGTCGATGGTTGTCCGGTGGACCAATGCAGGCCTGCTGCCGCTCCGCGGCCGCATCCGCACCGGCACGGCGGGAGGCAAAGGAACGATGGTCTTCGAGCGCGGCGCGATCGAGGCCATCGCCGAGCAACGGCGCCGCAACGCCGCCGCGCTGCCCGACGACCGGGTCGAGATCGTCGAGATCGCCGAGTAGCCCCCCAGTGTCGTCACCGTTGTTGAGCGCCGATCAGATCGCCGAGCTGGCCGCCGCGCTGTGGGCCGCCCGGTCGGCCGCCGCGGATGATCCGGCCCGGCCGACGCCGGCCGACCGGCCCTACACCCCGGCGCTGATCATGGGCGGCGTCGATCAGTGCCCGCATGGTGTGCAGCGCGGCCGGCGGTGCCGGCCCGGGCACGGCACGCCCGGCTGTCCGCTGTGCCGCGCCGACTACCTGGCCGCGGCCCGGGACCTGTCCCAGCACACCGCGCCTTGTGTGCCGATGCCGGCCGCGCTGCGCGCCGAGCTGGACCGGCGCTGCTCGACCCGCGACCAGGGCGCCGAGTGACCGCCGCGAGAGTTCACCTGCTGCTGCCAGGTGCCCGCGATCGCGCCCGCTGCGGCATCCTGGCCGGCCGGCTGCCGACCACGCGGGATCTCGACCTCGTGACGTGCTCTGCCTGCCTACGCCGGCGCCGGCCGCTGCACGGCGATCGCTGCGACCTACCGGTGAGCGGCGCGGCCGAGTACGCAATGGCCACAACGCTTGTCGGCGGTGTCCGCCGAGAGATCCTGCCGTGCGAATGCTCCGCGCTGATAATCGCCGGCATTGACCACACGTGCGACCCGGACGACCGGCCGGACGGTGGTGCCATCTGGACCTGACCTCGATCGGTAAGGCGGCGCCGGACGCGGCTGCTCGCTGGTGGTGCGGCGCCGGGCGGCTCGATCCCGTCGCCGGTAGCTGGCAACCCCTCACGTTGGGCGGCGCTCAACCAAACACCGATCGAGCTTCGCTCTGTTTCTTGTCTTAAAAGCCAAACCAACCTAGTTGGTTTGGGAAGAGATCGTTACGTTAGGTAACGCGCGTTGCATTCCGATCCGTTGCGGCGCAAGAGTTTTCGTCCACAATTTCGGTCCACAATCGGTCCACAACCAAGACGCATGGAAAGGGGCCGGTGGCGCTGTCGGCGCCGGGTGGTATGACCGTTGGTGTGTTGGCCGAGATTCATCTGGTGCCGCTGCTGCCGCGGCGGTCGGTGTCCGCGGCCGCGGACCGGGCGATTGACGAACCGACGGTGATCCGGCTGTGCGTGGATGAGTCGCTGTGCCTGGTGATGTCGCCGGCGGTGGCCGAGGACGTGGCCGATGCGCTGATCGGCGCGCTGGCCGAGCTGGCCGACCGGCCGGCGGTGTGGGTCAGTGCGTGATGCCGATCTCGCACCGGTACGTCGCCGCTGTCCGCGCGGCCGCCGATTGTGTGCACGGCCAGCAGGGCGGGGACCTGGTCCGCCCGTGGACCTCGACGCCGGCGTGCGCGCTGTGCCGCCGCCGGCACCCGGTGCACTGGCGGTGGCTGGACGCCGCCCCGCCGCCGCCGCGCAACGTGACGCCGATTCACGGCACCCGAACGCTGTTCGACCCGCGGCGGCCCTGACGTGCCGGCCCGCCGCGGCCCGGATGGTTACCTGCTGCGGCAGAGCGGCCGGCCCCGGTGGGGCGGGACCAGGTCCCGCGCCCTGGTCGCCGCGGTGCTGGCCCGGGACCTCGACCCGGCGCTGGGGTTCGCGCCGTGCCGGTGGTGCGGTGCGCCCGCGACCAGCGCGGACCACTACCCGGTGCCGCGGTCCGACGGTGGCCCGGACACGCTGGACAACCTGGTCGCCGCCTGCCTGCCGTGCAACGTGGCCCGCGGTGTGCAGCTGGCGCAGCAGCGGCGCTCACCGCCGCCGCCGTCCCGGCCCTGGTTCTGATAAGAGAGTGAGGACGCCCCGTGAATGGATCAGACCAGCCGGCTGACGCTGAGCTGCTGCGCCAGCTCGACGCCAAGCTGGACCGGATTCTGGAGCTGCTGGACCCGGGCCGCCGCCACGTCGGTAACCCCTCGCCGCCGCGGCGGCCCGGGCCGCGGGAACAATCAGGCGATCTCGGCTGATCGCGCGATGAGGGCCGGCCCGGACCGGTGGCGGTGGCGGCCGGTGCTGTGGTCGCTGCTGCTGCTCGGCTGTCTCGCCGTAATGGTGCGCGGTGATCGTGATCGCGTTCGCGATCATCGCCGCGTGGTTCGGGCCCTGAGATGCGTTGCCCGGCACCAGGTTTTTTGAGCCGGCGCCCCCCTAGGCTGAAGCTACCCTTTAGCCTTGTGTGTCTTCCCGTGGGACCGCGCCGGGCCCCCGGAACCGGCACAGTGTGCGCCCCGAAGCGGTCCCGCGCGGTTTGCGCCCGGATCGGCGCCGGTCGGCGTGCGAGGATGGTGATCTGATCCGATCGAGCCGAGGCGGTGGCGGTGCGTGGCAACCGATCCGTTGTTCGCGGCGCTGCCCGGCCCGGCGGGCCCGCTGCGCCGGCTGCTGGACGCCCGGATCGCCGAGCTGACCGACCCCGACGGCGCCGCCGAGCTGCCGGCGGACCTGGTGCACGTGGTCCGGTCGCTGGCCGACCGGATCGACGACGCGAACGCCGGCCGGCAGGTCCGCGGGTTCGTCATCCTGACCGCCGAGTACCGGGCGGCCCGCGGTGACCTTTTCGCCGGCGTCGACGACTCTGGACCCGACCCCCTCGACCTCGCCCTGGCCGAGTTCCGTGCCGCCGAGGCGGGCCACCCCCCGGGACCCGTCCCGCAGCACTGACGGCGCCGCCGGCGCGTTCGTGGCGCACCTGCACGGCCGGCCGTGGGTCACCTGGCAGCGCGCCGCGGCGGACCTGATCGGCGAGCTGACCCCGGCCGGCCGGTACGCGTATCCGGTCGTGGTGATCCTGGTCCCCCGGCAGTGCGGCAAGACGACGTTCGCGTTCGACCTGGCGCAGGGCCGTTGCCTGGAGCATCGCGACTACCGGGTCGCGTACACGGCGCAGACCGGGCACGTCACGACCGAGCGGTTCGGCGAGCGGATGGCCGAGCTGGCCGGTACCGCCCTGGCCCGCCGGGTGCAGGCCCGCCGCTCGCAGGGCACCGAACGGATGAGCCTGGGCCGCGGGTCCTACCTGAAAGCGTTCCCGCCGCGGGACGGCGCGCTGCGCGGGTCCGCCGTGGACCTGGTGATCATTGACGAGCCGCAGGAGATCGACGCCGACCAGGGCACCGCCCTGGACCAGACGATCCTCCCGACGTTTACCACCCGGCCCCGCCGGCAGCTGATCCTGATCGGCACCGCCGGTAGCGACCGGTCCGCGTTTTTGGCCCGTTACCTGGCGATGGCCCGGGCCGGCGCCGACGGTGTCGCCCTGGTCGAGTACGGCGCCGACGTCGACGACGACCCGACCGACCCGGCCGTCTGGGCCCGGGTGCATCCGGGCCTGGCCGCCGGCCTGACCGACCCCGACGCGCTGCGCTCCGCCCTGGCCGTGATGGGCCCCGCCGGGTTCGCCCGGGAGTACCTGAACGTCTGGCAGGCGGCCGGTGATCGGATCATCCCGGCCGCCGACTGGGCCGCGATCCGTCACCGTGACGCAATCCCGGCCGCCGGTGTGCCGCCGGTGCTGGCCGTTGACGTCGCGGTGGACCGGTCGGCGGCCGCGATCGTGGCCGTCTGGCCCGACGCCGCCCGCCGGCCGGTGCTGGAGGTCATCCGGTACGCGCCCGGCGTGTCCTGGGCCGCGCCGGCGCTGGCCGAGCTGGCCGCCGGGCACCGGGTGCCGCTGATCCTGGCGACCGGGTCCGGGCCGGTGGCCACGGTGACCGAGGACGCCGCCCGGCTCGGCGTGACCGTGTCCACCCTGACCGATCGGGAGTACACGGCGGCGTGTGCGACCCTGCTGGACCGGGTCACCGACCGGGTGATCGCGCACCGCGGCGAGCCGGCGTTGGACGCGGCGGTCGCCGGCGCCGGCCGCCGCACCGTCGGCGACGGGTGGGCCTGGTCCCGCCGCACCTCGACCGCCGACGTCTGCCCGCTGGTCGCCGCCACCCTGGCCCTGTTCGGGCACGGCCGCCGCCCGGCGCCGGCGGTCCGCCCGGCGGTGTACGCCGGCTGACCCGGGAATGTCCGACCCTCGTGGCATCCTCGTGCCGTGCGGCTGAAACGGGTGGATTGCGGCTATTCGTCATTCCTGCCGCTGTGCCCGCTGTGCGCGTGGCGCGGGCTGCCCAGAACGTCCCGGACCGCGGCCGCGGAGATCGCCGACCAGCACGCCGCCGCCGTGCACAATGACCCCGCCGGCCGGGACGCACTGACCAAACGCAAGCAACGCGCCCAGGCGGTGTGATGGGTATCGGCGGATGGTTGGGCCTGGGCCGCACCGCGGCGCTGGCCCTGTCGGTGCCCTCCGTCGGGGTCGCGTCCCCGTGGGCCGATGCCTCGTTCCTGGAGCGGGTGGTCATCCCGGACATCTGGCCGGACGCGGTACCGCGGCCGATGACCCGCGGCGAGGCCATGCAGGTGCCGGCGGTGTCCCGGTCCCGTCATCTGATCTGCGCCACCATCGCCAAACTGCCGCTGCGCGTGCTGCGCGGCCCGGACCCGGTCCCGGACCCGCAGCAGCCCTACTGGTGTTACGGCACCGACGGGCAGCTCGGCGAGCTGACCGACACCGACCGCATCCGGTGGGGCATCTTCACCGGGCAGTCACCGTTTCACCGGATGCTGGCCACGGCGGATGACCTGCTGTTCTGCGGGTGGGCGCTGTGGCTGGTCACCGCGGCGGACCCCGACGGCCGGCCGCTGCGCGCCGTGCATGTGCCGTTCGGCGGGTGGGACGTGTCCGGCGACGGGAACCTGATCGACGCCGACGGGCAGCCGTTCGACGCCGCCCGGGTCATCCTCATCCAAGGCCCGCATGAGGGAGTGCTGACGTTCGGGGCCCGCACCATCCGGGCCGCGTCGACCCTGGAGGCGACCGCCGCCGACGTCGCGCAACGCCCGTTTCGGATCGGGCTGCACCAGACCAGCGAGCTCACTTTGTCCGACGCCGAACGGGCGGCCCTCGTCGCGGAGACCCGCCGCGCCCTGGCCGACAATCAGGGCATCCTGTTCACCAACAGTGCCCTGGAGGTCACCGAGTACCGGCTGGATTCCGCCGAGCTGCTGGTCGGCGGCCGGCAGGCGGCCGCCCTGGACGTGGCCCGGCACCTGAATATCCCGGGCGGCATGATCGACGCCGACCCCTCCGTCGGTTCGTCGCTGACCTACTCCACCCCCGATTCCCGCAACCAAAATTGGCTCGATTACGGCCTGGCCGCCTACATGGACGCCATCACCGCGGCCCTGTCGATGGACACCGTGCTACCGGCCGGGCAGCGGGTCGCGTTCGACACGTCAAGCCTCACAACAACTTTGGCGCCCACCACGGGCCCACCGACCGCCGACTGAGAGGCGCCCGATCATGCCTGCACGTACAACCCGCTTCGCCGCGCACCGCCGGTTGCCGCTGATCCTCTGCGACGCCGTGATCGACCGGCACCGCCGGCTGGTGCTGGTCGCCGCCGACGCGGTGATCACCGCGGCGCCCGGCCCGGCCGGGACCGCCGGCCGCACCCTGCGCGGTCTGGCGTTGCCGTTCGCCGCGGACGGCCGGACCAGCGCCGGCCGGGTCCGCGCCTCGGCCGGCGTGGTGACCTGGTCACCGGAGCTACGCCGGATCAAGGTCTTCACCGGGCACGACCGGACCCGCCCGGTCGGCTACGTGACCGCGTTGTCCGAGGGCCCGGACGGTCTGGCCGCCGAGCTGCATATCGCGCAGACCCCGGACGGCGACGCCGCCCTGCTGGAGGCCCGGGAGGGCACCCGGGATGCCCTGTCGGTGGAGCTGGAGGACGTCGAGCTGGACGACGCCGGCGACCTGGTCGCCGCCGAGCTGGTCGCGATCGCCCTGGTGCCGCTGCCGGCGTTTTCCGACGCCCGGATCGCCGCCGAGCTCGGCGGCGACGACGACGACGACACCGACGGCGACCCAGAGCCGCCGGCGCCGGGACCGGCCGGTCCCCCTCCGGCCGGCCGGCGACCGGCCCGGGCGCCGGCGGCGTTGTCCGCGGCCCGTACGCCGGCCCGCCGCGGCGCCCTCACCCTGCACGCTGCGTCCGCGCAGCTCGCGGGCGCCTACCTGGACGGCGGCCGGACCGCGGCCGCGCTGAATGCCGCGCTGGCGAACATCACCCCGGTGTCGACCGGCGCGGCGACCGCCCCGCCGCAGTGGCTCGGCGAGCTGTGGACGCCGGAATACACGGCGCTGGACTGGGCGAACGCCGTCACCTCCGACGTGTTGACCGGGATGAAACTCACCGGGTGGAAACGTCTCACCGGCCCGAAGATCTCCGCCTACGCCGGGAATAAGGCCGCGATCCCGACGGATGGGACTCTGTCCTTTGGCCCGGTCAGTGTGGACGCGCACCGGCACGCGGTCGGCGCCGATTTTGACCGGATCTGGATCGACTTCGGCGACGAGACGGTCATCACCACGTGGCTGCGCCTGGTCGCGCAGGACTACGCCCGGAAGCTGGACGCCGCGATCGGCGCGCTGGTCGTCGCCGAGGCCACCGACGCCGGCACCGCCGCGGACGTCATCTCGGCGATCTCGCTGGCCGCCGCGCAGTTGAAGCGGGCCGGCGCGTCCGTGAATTGGATCGCCATCGCCTCCGACCTGTTCGCGCAATATCTGTCGATCAAGTCCGCGGACGCGCCCTGGTGGCTGGCGGCATCGTCCAGCGTGGACCTGTCCGGCGCCGGCGCGACCGTGAACAACCTCAGCATTTTCGAGTCGATCGACCTGGACGACGGCACCGTGCTCGCCGGTGACCGGCGCGCCGTCACCCAGTACACGCCGCGGGGTAACCCGTTTACCGTCCGGGCGGTGGACATCGCGAACGGCGGCATTGACGCCGCGGTCTTCGGCTACTCCGCGGAGCTGGTGAACGACCCGCTCGGCGTCGTCGCCGTCACCGTCGGGGCAACGACACC